ACTAGAAGTGGCACGATAGCCTTTTATTTTTGCAGGAAGGTAAGCTAGCGAAAACACGATGATTTGCGATAGATTAGAAAAAGTAAACGATATTCACAATATAAACCTACACACTTTAGGATCATTTTGTGATTTTGAGCCAGGCTATTCTCCAGAAGGTTTTAGCTTTATAAGTTTTTTAGAAGATAATAAAACATATGTAATTATGGACGCTAAGTCAAACTATCACCATTTCCTTATAAACCTTATGATGCCAGCACTTATGGTGCTAGAAGAAGTAAGCCATGAAAGCCTTCACTTTGTTTTGTGCAATATCAATGTAAGGCCTGGAGAAGAAAATTTTGACAATTTACTGGTAGAGCTTTTACAAGAACGTAATATCAGCTACACACAAGTAGACAATTCTGAATTTACATACCTAAATGCAAAAAACTTTATTCCAATAAATGGTGCAGACCTTGAGACTGGCGTTCCACTTTTATATAATTATCTTTTAAGTAAGTACAATCTAGTTACAGAAACACCAAACAAAAAAATATATATTAGTAGAAAAAGCTATTCAAGTCCTGACTTAAGAGTTGATGATGAAGAGATCTTAGAAAATTACTTTATAGAAAAAGGATTCCAGATAGTATATCCAGAAGATATAACTACTTTTAAAGAACAGTTTGAGCTTTTTAATTCTTGCTCTACTTTGGTAGCGTTAAGTGGTTCTGGGCTAACAAGTTTAATATTTATGCAAGAAAATCAAAAAGTTATTGAGATATTAACAGAAGTAATGGTTGGCCATACAATATCTGATGATGAAACTAAAACTATTATTTATGGCATCCACGATCACTATGAGTATATGGCACTTTTAAAAAATCACACATACCTTGCTGTTTTAAACTCAGAAAAACAAGCAGAGCTAATCAAAGCCAAGCTTGATAACATAGAACTTTAGTTAAAATATGTTAAAAATAGCTCATAGGGGAAATCTCAAAGGACCATCGCCAAAAGAAAATCACCCATTTTATATTGAAGAAGCAATCTATGCAGGATTTGACGTAGAGGTTGATATTCGCTTAATAGATAACAAGCTTTGGCTAGGACATGACAAGCCTCAATATTTAACATCTAAAACTTTTTTAAATAGATATAAAGATAACCTTTGGATTCACTGTAAAAATCTAGCAGCATTGGAATACTTTGTTAATTTAAAAGAAGACTTTAAATACTTTTGGCACGAAGAGGATAGCTACACTCTAACAAGTAATGGTTTAATTTGGACTTATCCAGGAAAGCCTGTTACTGATAGGTCTATCATTGTTCTTAAAGACCAAGAGCCACTACCAGATCTTGACACAGTATTTGGCATTTGCAGCGACTACGTAAAGACTATAACAGATTAGCCTATAGACACCTGGATTTTTTTGGGGTATAATATAATTATGAGAATTATCAAAATGATAAAATCCGCAATATGCCAACTAAAAGGACACGAGCTCACTGTGGCACAATGCCCAGTAACAAAGTTTAAGTCTAAAACCTGTAACGTATGCTTAATTAAATTTGGACCAGAGCACAAAGGAGCAAGCTTTTCTTAAAAAGCAAAAGTTAGTTAGACCAACATGACAAGTAATCAATATGACTTCTTTCACATTCACGACAAAAAAGATTTTGCCGTTCATTTAAATGAAAAGATTTTATTTTCAGAGCATAACTTTAAAAAAGAAAAAACGGTTGTAAACTCTTATTTTGTTGAATCATCACAAAATTATTTAAAAGAAAATGCACCAATTAAAGAAATACTAAATGAAAACTTTAAAGGATTGATTCAAATTCCTAATAGTTACTTTCATTACTTTCCTGATTTTATTGGAACACTTTTTGTTTTTTTAGAAAACTGCATTAAATCCAACATTAAAAAAGTAGAGCTTGTTTTGGTTGAGCTAGATAAAGATCAAGAAACTGTAAGAGAGTTTTATACATTCTTTGAGCATTGTATGAGCCAGTTTAAAGATAGAATTGAAATTTCTTGGATAGTGGTAAATCAAAGCGACACTGGAAATCCCCCAAGCAACAGCTATCTCAGAGTAAACAACTCTACAAAAATTCAACAACAAGATGCTGCAATTTCTTTAGACTTTATATACGACAGTGCAAAAAGTTTTGCTAATCTGTCAGACGACACTGTGCCAAATAAAAAGGTTTTTTTATCTAGAAAAAAAGATGTTTACAAAGATAATGCAGATCACAGGCACATCTATGAAGATGATGCAGAAGAATTTTTTAGGTCAATAGGTTTTGAAGTTGTTAATGGGGAGTCTTTTGGTAGTCTTAAAAAACAAATAGAGTTTTTTGACCAAGTTAGTGTTTTTGCTGGGTATGCTGGGTCAGGCCTAACAAGCTCAATGTTTATGAAACCAGGACAAACCCTGATTGAAATTGTTTGTCCAATAAAATTTGGAACCTGCGGTCATGATGGTGGAGATGAGTGGGAGATTCATAATTTCTATAAAACATTCTCAGTGCTTAAAAACCATATATACATAGCTGTTCCAAACGTTGATAGAAGCAAAGAAAGCTTTCTAAGAGATCTTAAAAAAGTATCAAAGATGCTATAATGGCCAAGCGGAGGTAGAATGAAAGTCGCAATATACACCATTGCTTTGAATGAAGAGCAGTTTGTAGAAAAGTGGTATGAGTCAGCAAAAGAAGCTGACTACCTATTAATTGCAGACACAGGATCTACAGATTTAACGGTAGCTAAAGCAGAAGCTCTTGGCATAAATGTTATAAAGATATCTATTAATCCATGGAGATTTGATGATGCTCGTAATGCGTCTCTTTCAGTTATACCCTCAGATATTGACTACTGCATTGCTCTTGATATGGATGAGGTTATTCTTCCTGGCTGGCGTAAAGAATTAGAACAAGCCTTAACAGACAGGGTGACTCGTCCTAGATATAAATATACTTGGTCTTGGAATGCCGACGGTACACCAGGATTACAATACGGTGCAGACAAAATACACGCTCGTAACGGATATCGTTGGAAGCATCCAGTTCATGAAATTATAGCTGCAGATAGATTACAGGAAAAACAGGGGTGGTATAATATAGAAATTCATCATTACCCAGACTCTACAAAATCACGTGGACAATACCTTCCATTGTTAAAGCTGTCTACAATAGAAGATCCAAACGATGACAGAAATGCTTATTATTATGCACGTGAGCTTTATTTAAATAAAAAGTTTGACGATGCTGCTAAAGAGTTTCAGCGTCACCTATCATTGCCAAAAGCTACCTGGGCCCCAGAAAGAGCAGCCTCTTATCGTTATCTAGCTAAGTGTAATCCAGAAAAGGCAAAAGAGTATCTTTTGAAAGCTATAGAAGAAGATCCGAACAGAAGAGAACCGAGGGTAGAGCTTGCAAATCATGCTTACCTTACAAAAGACTGGAGCTTATGCTATGAACAATCTTTAAAGGCTCTGTCGATAAAAGAAAAGCCTCTAGACTACCTTTGTGAAGACTTTGCTTGGAAAGACTTGCCCCATGACCTAGCCTCCATATCTGCCTGGAATTTGGGTAAAACACAAGAGGCAATTGATCAAGTTGTACTAGCAATTAGTCATAATCCAAATGACACTAGGCTAAAAAATAACTTAGGGTTTTATAACAAGCAGGGTAAGTTTGCTGAATAAAACTCTTTTATTATGATAAAATAGACATATGTCATCATTATATAGAATGTTCCAAAGACGTGGAACTAAAACCCAATGGGAAACAACAAATCCAGTTCTAGCTCTAGGAGAAATTGGCTTTTCTTATAATGAGAACGTCGTAAAGCTTGGAGATGGAATCACCGCATGGAACTCCCTATCTCAAATTGGCAGTGACTCAGCTTATGAAGTTGCAAAAATTAATGGCTTTACTGGCACTGAAACTCAGTGGCTACTTTCCCTAGTTGGACCTACTGGTCCTACAGGAGCTACAGGTGCGACAGGACCATCTGGCGGACCAACAGGGCCTACAGGACAAACAGGAGCTACAGGAGCCACGGGCCCTGCTTCAACTGTTACTGGACCTACTGGACCTACTGGACCAACAGGACCGCAGGGTACAGACATTCATTTTTCTGGATCTGTCGCTACTGTAGGTAACTTACCCACAGTAGGTAACTCTGTAAACGATGCATATATCGTTGATGCAGATGGAAACTTGTACGTGTGGAATGGTGTTTCGTTTGATGATGCAGGACAGATTGTTGGACCAATCGGTCCAACTGGACCTACTGGACCTACTGGTGCCGCCTCTAATGTTACTGGACCCACTGGGCCTACTGGAGCAAACGGATCTGGTGTTGCGGTTGGAGGAACTGATGGTCAGGTTTTGGTTAAATCGGGAAGTGCTGACTATTCGACTGCTTGGGGAACAATTGGTCAGTCTCAAGTAACTAATCTTACTACTGACCTAGCAGCCAAGGCACCAATAAACAATCCAACATTTACTGGAACAGTCACTGGAACTCCAGCCGCTGGCCTTAATGACGGCGGGGCAAGCGGTATTGGGTATAAGAGTATTCCCAAAGTCTATGAAACTGGAGGCTACACTGGGCCATATACGATTCAACGTGCTGATGCTGGAAAATTTGTTACAAGCGAAGCCAACAGAACAGTTACAATCCCAAGCTTTGAAAACTTAAGTTTTGATATTGGGACAGCAATTACTTTTATACCTGTCTATCAGATGACTATTCAGGTTGAAAGTCCAGGAGTATTAAGGTTAGCTGGAACTGGGGCTATTGGAAGCAGGACCCTAGCTCCCTGGGGAATAGCTACAGCTGTACAGCAAGGCCTAGATGTTTGGGTAATATCTGGTAATGGTCTAACATAATGTCTGGGGCACTAAGCGGACTATCTGCAGCTTTAAGGGCAGCTTTATCTGGCGGAGTCTCAGATCTTAACTTTATTTCAAAAATTGGATCTGGTGCAAACAACACAGTATCAGAAATAGCAATTCAGTCAGATGGAAGAATACTCCTAGGTGGTAGCTTTACAAACTTTCATAACGTAACGGCAAATCGCATTGTAAGATTATATGGTAATGGAGAAGCAGACATAGACTTTATGACTAATGTGGGAGCTGGTTTAGACAACACAGTATCAGCAATAGCAATTCAGTCAGATGGAAAGATTATTATAGGTGGAGCTTTTACAACTTTTAACGGAGCAACAGTAAATCGTATTGTAAGACTTAATAGTGATGGAACTAGAGATGTAGGATTTACTACCAACACAGGATCTGGTGCAAACAACACAGTATCAGAAATAGCAATTCAGTCAGATGGAAAAATATTGTTGTCAGGATATTTTAAAACTTTTAATGGGGTAGCCGTAAAATGCATTATAAGGCTTAACACAGATGGAACTAGGGACACAGGCTTTACGGGAACAGAGGTGGCAGAATTTTCTCCATACGATCAGATTTATGCAATAAAGCTACATGCAGATAATAAAATCTGTTACTCTGTTAATGTTTTAGTCTTAGTTCAGGGACCAGATTTTAATTATTTTAGCATCCAGAATAGATTTTTTCGAATGAACTCTTCTGGAGCACAAGATACCACCTTTAATAACAACCTGGGCTCAAACACGTCGAATACGGGATCCGTGCTTTCAATAGCAATCCAGTCAAATCAAGGGATTTTGCTAGGTGGTAGCTTTACAACTTTTAACGGAGCAACTGTTAATCGTATTGTAAGACTTAATAGTGATGGCACCAGAGATGTAGCTTTTACGACTAATACAGGATCTGGGGCAAATGGCAATATACTCTCAATAGCCATTCAGTCAGATGGAAAGATTGTTATAGGTGGATCCTTTACAACTTTTAACGGAGCAACTGTTGATCGTATTGTAAGACTTAATATTGATGGAACTAGAGACGTGGGATTTACCACCAACACGGGCTCTGGTGCAAATAACACTGTACATGCAGTTGTAAGCCAGCCAGACGCCAACATTATTCTGAGTGGGGGCTTTACGTCTTTTAATAATTCAACAGTGAATCGTGTTGCCCGTATTGGAGGAAGCTTTGCATAACAATAGAAGGAGCTATAGTGATAAAAATTAATTGCCCAGCATGTGCGGGACCAGATAATACAGGATGTGCCACCTGTCACGGAGAGTCTCAGGTAGCACAAGAAGTTTTTGATGCTTTTATGGCCGAAAAAACCAAACAAGAAGAGGCTCAGACTTTTTGGGGCAGGGTTCAGGAACACATGTATCAAACAGGTAGGTTTAAGTTTGAAGCTAACGAAAAAGTCTTTGAGCTAGACAACTGAGTATGGTAAAATAGGGTAGGAGAATAATGGCCAACCCATCTAATTTATACGCTGAAAAGATCTTTAGCGAGCACCCTATTGCCATGTGGGCTTTAGACGATAAAGCTGATTATTTTTCTATAATTCCCAATGACAAAAGAAATGTTTTTTCCTGGACCGTTTCTGGCGGTAGTGCTGTTCAAAATAATGAAATTATAAACGAACCAATGCCAGACACCTCAGTTACCACTATAAACACAATACTTCAGCCAACTCAGGTAGCTCAAGTTACAATGACAAGCCCAGGGATTCAAAGTCCTCTTTTTATGAGCCAAGACCTAGAAACTTTTTCAATAGGAGCATATGTTTTTTCAGAGTCTGCCTCAGTAATATCTTATGAAATTGGCTACACTTATGACGGATTGGCTACCCCTGTTTTAAGAAAGTTTAACTCCAGGATTGTAAAAAGATGGTCACTAATTTCAGAAACTTTTAGAATACCCGCAACTACAAGTTTACTAAAAATTGTTATAAGAATTACTTACGCTAGCATTAGCAGCTCTAGTCAATTTCACATTAATGGTGTAACTTTTGGCCAATGGTCAGAAGATTTTTCAGCAACATCTTCTGGGGTTTTTGCAGAAGCCTTGCCAGAAGAAGTGCCATTTGACTACCTTGCAGTTAAAGCAAAATCCTACGGGTTGCAGGATTTAGATGGATATTATTTTGTAAATAATGGTGCCCTTGTTGCTAAAAACTCAGGAGTCCCAATTGTGTTTGGCTCTTCAAATGTTACAAAAATTTTACCAAATGAAAATAACAATCCGTCTTTAATTATTCCTGGACAGGGTTTCTTAAATGAATCTGGAAGGTATAGAGAGTATACCGCAGAAATGTGGGTAAGGATTGACTCTAAGGCAACAACTGCTACAAGGATATTCGGACCAATTGGGTCTACAGATGGAATCTATGTGGATGGACCATTTATAAAAATTAAAATTGGAAACGTTGTCGGATCTCATGCAATTACAGAGTGGTATAGACCAATGTTGCTAGACTTTAAGATTTTTGAAAACTCTGCATCTCTATTAATAAATGGAGAAGGGGTAATAGAAATAAACTATTCAACACCAGATATTTCTTTGCCGCCAGCAACAATAGTTCAGTCTGGTATTCAAAAAAACAATGACTGGCTAGGATTTTATGCCTCAGAAAATGTCCCCTCTCTTGATATTGATTGTGTAGCAATTTACTCTTATTTGGTCCCAGCAGTTGTTGCAAAAAGAAGGTTTGCCTATGGCCAGGCAGTAGAGTTTCCAGAAAGTGCAAATAGTGCTTACGGAGGAACATCTGTGCTTGTAGACTATGCTTTTGCAGACTATACCAGCAACTACAGCTATCCAGACATTGGTCGTTGGAACCAGGGAATTATGGAAAACTTATCCATAGCAGATGACTCGCTTTCTGTGCCGAATCATAATTTACCTGTTGCTGTATTTGAGGATAATTCAACAACAGACTCCTGGTACTCTAGCCTGTATGAAAGTAGCGGACAGCAAACAGACCCTTTTCTTAGTTTTGTAAATAAACAAGGGTACTTGTTTTTTGAAAACATGAATATTATTAAGCAAGACCTAAAAGCTTTCTTCGGGGTATTCAATTTACCAATATCTTTGCCATCAAGCAAACAAGTACTTTTTAAAATACAAGACAAAACAAGCTCAAACAATTTAGAAATATATATCCAGTCTGGAATCTTGCACTATACATTATCCTTTGACGGAGTTGTAACAAGCTTATATCAAGAAGATGCTGCCGTTCCTGGAAAAAACCTTTCTGTGGGGATTAACCTAGAAGTATTTTCGAGATACTTTGGAAAACAAATATCAGCTTTTTTTAATAACAAAAATCAGCTTTCAATGTTTATTGGAGGAGATCAAGACTTTAATAAAACATTCGTTGGAAAAATATACAAGGTTGGTTTTTCAAGTGAAAGAAATCTAGACAAAATTTCATCTTTATTTGATGAGAAGGGGCTTCTTACTTATTTTAACTATGAAGATTATTTTAATGATCATTCTTTAACACCGCCTTTTGATGCTGGAGGAGTATCAGAGACAGAATACGAAGAATCCCTAGACGCTGGAGAGTACGATGACTATTCTAGCGGGGTATCCTTTAGCGTAATCAAAGACTTTATAGCTAGTTACACACTAATCCCAAAAATAAACTTTAATACTATAACAATGGATATTGCTATAGACGGTTATTGGGAAGATTACCAACCGCTTACCTTTTTCTCACAATACGTTTCGGATATTAAAGACAAAAAATACTATGACCTAGATCTTATTCAGTTTAATATAGACTATCCAGCATTAGAAAATTTTGAAAATGGTAGCTATGACACATCTAAAAACATGGTTAAGTCTTATGTTTCTTTTCAGTATTTAAAAAATAACCCATCTGCAAAAAGCTCTTATTTTAAAACCATACCAGCTGCACAAAACAACGTAGTTTCGCCAGGAACCTATGTTGTTGGAGTAGACCTGGAAACTGGGAACAACATACACGACAGCTGGCTAACATACAGGTATGAGGTTGTGGATGGAACAGTTATTTACCCACCAAAAGGAATTAAGCTTACGGATATATCTCTTGTAACTCATCTTGAATGGACAATTCCAGGAATTGTATCAAATCCATTAGTTATAAAAAAGATGCAGTATGCCTCTCAAGCTTTTAACGAAAGATCCTCTAACCCCGTTGGAACAAGATTTGGGGTACCAGTTTTTCCATATATTAAGTACGGATCTTACTTTGACTATAAGTCTAGAAATCCATATAGGATTTATAAAGGAAGCACTCCGTATTTATACTTAACAAAGAAAAGTGGATTAGAAAAATTGGGAGATTACGATTCATTGGTAAATCGTGGCTTTTCTATTCCAGTAAATAAAGACCTGGCTGAAACTTATAAGATTATTGCTCTTCAGGCTTTTATTAGGTATGGCAAAGACAGGTTTCCATCAGACCCAGAACAAATATTTGAAATTGAAAGCAAAGATACATATATAAAGTTTTACCTAGTTGCTAATGACATTACTGGCAAAAGAGCTAGAATTTATGGAATTAACGCAAAAACTGGAACATTTGAAAACGGTATTACTTTTTATTGGAACGGTAATATAGTTAGGGAACCAGTCATAACCCTAAACGACTGGGGAACTATTGGAGTTTCGTTTCCAAAAGTGCTGGATTTTGACTCCTACGCTGGAGGCCTTAGATTTACTGGATCAGTTTTAGTAAACAATATTTCTCAGTATAAAGCAACTGGGCTACAGGAAATACAGAGAAACACCATAAGGTCTTGGTTCCTAGCCAGTATTGACAATGCTATCTGGAATTTCTGGAATCAAAGCTATACCTGGAACAGTGTTTTAATTTTAAGCCAGTCAAACATTTTGGGGGTAGACCCATCAGAGATATATAAGACCTACACTGGAACAAACAAGATCATCATTGACGATAATGTCCCATTAAGGGTAAATGATTATGAATATAATCTCTATCAGGGAATAACTTGGCAAAGCCGTATCCTTCCTGCTGTATAGTATGGTATACTAGTGGTCATGGAAGACAAATTTGCAGAAGCAATTGGTAAAGCTAAAGTAACTCTTGTAGATCAAACGGGTTATTCCTGGGGCGTATATGTTTGGAAAAAGGCTAATGGCAAGTGGTTTACTGATGGAAACGGCAATATCCTAAACGTTCAGGCTAATAGGGGCGATGAAAATCAGATTGCAAAGCTAAAACAGGCAGCTGCCTACTACGGAGAGCCTAATGGAACCCATGTGTTTTTCCCAGGAACAGCAAGAATTACCGATGAAGAGTATAGCGAGCAGGTAGACCGAATGAAGCAAGGCCTAATACCATCTCTAAACGACATTGGTGCCGTTATTGCAGCAAAGAAAACCTTAGAACTTTATGGAGATGAGTAACAATGTCGGATGAGTATCAGTATCCAATCCAAGCTTTTGTGCCAGAAGAAGAGCTAGCAGAAGACCTGTTTAAAAAGCAGGATCCATTTAATAAAAAATGGGATGAGCTAAAAAGCCTTTCTGGAATAGAAAAGAATTTTAAAAGACGATCAGACCGTATTGTTAAGGCATATGAAAGTCTTGACTTTACTGGAGTAGATACAACTAGGCAAGGGTACCAGGATAGTGCCCTAGCTAGAAGCACTGGACAAAACGGAGCAACCTCCAAAGAGATTAATCCTGGATCAGTATTCCACAATGGCTATGGAATGTTTGACGTAATTACCCCACCATGGAACCTTTATGAACTGGCTAACTACTACGATACATCTTTTGCTAACCACGCAGCTATTGATGCAAAGGTTGAAAACATTGTTGGTCTAGGATACGACTTCCACATTTCAAAAAGAACTATGATGCAGCTTGAAGCATCCAGTAGCGAAACTGCAACAGACAAGGCCAGAAAGCGTATTGAAAGAGCAAAGGTTGAAATGCGTGAGTGGCTTGAGACTCTAAACAGCGACGACTCTTTTTCAAATACGATGATGAAGTTTTATACAGACGTTCAGGCAACTGGAAACGGATATCTTGAGGTAGGAAGAACTGTTACTGGAGAAATTGGCTACCTTGGCCACATCCCATCTACAACTATGAGAGTTCGAAGACTGCGTGACGGATATGTTCAGATTATTGGTCAGAAAGTTGTTTACTTCAAAAACTTCGGGGCAAAGAACCAGAATCCAATTACTGGAGACCCAAGACCAAACGAGATCATTCACTATAAAGAATACTCTCCGCTAAATACTTTCTATGGGGTTCCAGACATCATGTCTGCAATCTCAGCTTTGCATGGAGACCAGCTAGCCTCTCAGTATAACATTGACTACTTTGGAAACAAGGGTGTTCCAAGGTATATCGTAACTCTAAAGGGTGCAAAGCTGTCTTCTGACGCAGAAGACAAGATGTTCAGATTCCTTCAGACTAGCTTAAAGGGCCAGTCTCACAGAACCCTATACATTCCTCTACCAGCAGACACAGATACAAACAAGGTAGAATTTAAGATGGAGCCAATTGAGGCTGGAGTGCAAGAGGCATCCTTTAACGACTACAGGCTTAGAAATAGGGACGACATTCTTGTTGCCCACCAAGTTCCTCTCTCAAAGATTGGTGGAGGGGATGCAGCTAACATCGCAGCAGCTCTAGCTCAAGACCGTACATTTAAAGAGCAGGTTGCAAGACCAGCTCAGGCAAATCTAGAAAAAATGATGAGCAAGGTCATTAAAGAAAAGACAGACATCCTAGACTTTAAGTTTAATGAGCTAACTTTGACAGATGAAATTGCTCAGTCTCAGATTCTTGAGAGATACGTTAAGACTCAGATTATGGTGCCTAACGAAGCTCGTGAAAAGCTTGGACTACCACAAAGACCAGACGGCGATGAGCCATTTGAAATGTCAACTAGACAAGCCACAGATGCAAGAGCTAACACTGCTCAGAACAGACAAAGAGATTCTGAAAGAGCAAATAACTCTTCAGACAGCACCGCTACTGTAGCTGGACGAAATCCAGCTGGAGAGGGAAGGTCTTCAGAATAGCATCATTTTTGATACTTTTCATAAAAGAGCCTTATAATTGAGATAACATGACTATGCAGAAAGCCCATTGGGATACTGAAGGTGACAACGTTCGCCTATCAATGCCGTTCAGTAAAGTGGACGTAGAGAGACGTATTGTCTCTGGCTTTGCCACACTTGATAATATTGACAAGCAGGCTGACATAGTCACAACAGAAGCCAGCGTAAAGGCTTTCTCAAAGTTTCGTGGTAACATTAGAGAAATGCATCAACCAACAGCAGTTGGAAAGATGATCTCTTTTAAAGAAGACAAGTACTTTGATCCAGAAGCCAAGAAGTTCTATTCTGGCGTTTACGTATCAACATATATTTCAAAGGGTGCTCAAAACACCTGGGAAAAGGTCTTAGACGGCACACTTTCTGGTTTTTCTATTGGTGGAAAAATGAATAAGTGGGATGACGGGTATGATGAGAAAATGGATTCAAAAATTCGAATCATAAAAGACTACGATCTGGTAGAATTGTCTCTGGTAGATAATCCAGCAAACCAGTTTGCAAATGTTTTATCTGTCGAAAAAGTTGACGGAGTAGAAATGATTAAGGGTGAAAGCTTGGATACCCCAATTGAGAATGTCTTTTGGGATGCAGAATCTGGCATAGTCATGTTGTCAGAAAATGAATCAGAGCAAAGCCCAACGTCTGGAGCTCCAATGCAAAATATAGGTTTCGTTGAAAAGAACGATAACGAAAAAACAGATATGATAAAGTTCTTAGTTGATAGTGCTAAAGGCATTAAAACTGAGATTAACAAGGAGGTAAGTCCTATGAGTGAAACAACAATCACTGAAGACGTCGTCGAAAAGTCTGATGACGTTGTAGAAGAATCACAGGTCGCTCCAGAGGCAGATGCCGCAACCGAAGATGCAGTAGAAAAGTCCTACTCTGAAGACAAAGAGAAGTCTATGGATGAAGAGAAGATGGAAGATGAAGACGAAACAAAGTCTGAAGACGAGATGAAGTCTGAAGAAGAAATGAAGTCTGAAGCTGTAGCCGAGGAAGAAGGGGTATCTAAGTCGGAAGAAGTAATTGTAAATGCAGTTACTGAAATCCAGAGTACTCTAACATCAGCCTTTAGCGATCTAGCAAATACCGTAAAAGCTCTACACGAGCAGGTATCTGCACTAAGCAAGTCAATTGACTCTGTAAAAAATGAGGTAACAGAAGCCAAGGGACAGTTTAACGAGTTTGGAAAGAGGGTAGACGCTGTTGAGGCTGACACCGCTTTCCGCAAGTCTGGCGATCTAGGCGAGATCGTTCAGGAATCTGAACCAGAACAGGTTCAGAAATCCCTATGGGGCGGACGTTTCCTCAAAACTGCCGATCTATTCAAATAAACAAATATCACAGGAGGTGACAATTATGTCGGAAGAGATTATTAAAAACTATCCAGGTGCTGGTGCTAACGAAGTTAATGGCGAAGGTGCTTTTGCGTCTGGAGGAATTGGTGGTGTAAGTAACCCAGGTGCAGACACACTGGGCAACATCCCAACAGCAACACTAGGAGTAACAAGTGGTCCAAATGCCGTAAATCCTTCGGGTGATGCGGCAAGCGGTATCCTACGCCCTGAACAGGCACGTCGTTTTATTGACTACGTATGGGACGCCACTATTCTCGCCAAAGATGGTCGTCGTGTAACTATGCGAGCCAACTCTATGGAACTTGAAAAAGTTAACGTAGGCGAACGTGTTATTCGTGCAGCAGCTCAGGCTAATGCAGAGTACACAAACACAGGTGCAACATTCTCAAAGGTCGAACTTTCTACCAAGAAGATTCGTCTGGACTGGGAAGTTTCAGCTGAAGCACTAGAAGACAACGTTGAGGGTGGTGCCCTAGAGGACCACCTAGTTCGTTTGATGACAAATGCATTTGCAAATGACATCGAAGATCTAGCTATCAACGGTGTTGGAGCTGGTGGAACAGCATTTACTTCTATCATGGAAGGATTTGTCCACAAGGCTACAACAGGAGATGCACACGAAGCAGTTGTAACAGTCGCAGACAACTCATGGACTCCAGACGTAATGCAGAAGATTATTCTTGCATTGCCAAGGAAGTACCGTGCACTTAAGAGCAATCTTAAGTTCTACGCTGGTACAGACGCATTCCAGGGAATCGTTAAGAACAACGGAACCCTATCAGATGCAATTGCTGAGGCACTTGGAAAGAACGGTAACACCCAGGCTAATACCCAGGCTTACCTTGACGGCCAGGGCCAGACATTCGGTGGTGCTCGCACTACCCGTGTTCTAGGCATTGATGTTCAGGAAGTACCTTACTACCCTGCAGGATATGTAGACCTTACATTCCCACAGAACCGTGTATGGGGTTTCCAGAGAGACATCACTGTTAACCGTCAGTATGTTCCTAAGAAGGACACCATTGAGTACACCGTATTCGTACGTTTTGGTATTCAGTGGGAAGAAGAGGACGCAATTGCGTTCGCTGACGCAGACGCTGTAGACGCTTCATAAGTCTAACGCAACCTACTAAAAGGGGGCAGGTGAGTAAAATCTCCTGCTCCCTTTTCTAATATCTGTTATAATTAAAGGTAAAGAAGGAGATAGTCATGTCCGAAAATAATAATTCAAAATTTAAAGATGTACCACTTGCCAAACTAGAAGATGGCGAAGCTTTAATTCCTCATCCACTTATAGAAAAATATAAAGAAGCTGTAAAAGCTCAAGAAGAGCGTAACGATGTAATTTCTTCAGACAAGATGGCTACTAGTCCAAATCTGTCCGTTACTTCTAATGAAGAAAATGTGATTGGATCAGCTAGTGCAGAAAAGAAAGAAACAGACAAGCCAAAAGTATCCGAATCAAAAGACACAGTTGCAATTTACTCTACAAGAAATGTTAACTGGTCTGGAGTTGGTCAGGTTTCTAAGGGCTACAACATTGTGACAAAGCAGGCTGCAGATAAGTGGGCAACACGTGACCACATCAGAATTGCAACCCCAGAAGAAGTTGCGAGAGATTTCGGTAAGTAATGGAATTATTAAGACTGGCTCCGCACGATGACCTAACTTTAAATTTTGTAGTACCAGAGTGGTACACTGAAGAAACAGACTTTTACATAAGGGTCACAGACCTTTCCGACTTGTCTGAGGTTGTTACGGATCATACTGGTGAGGCTGGAGACACCTTTTCTTATACACTTCCTGCAAAATATGATGGAGACTATAGAGTAGAGTTTGATGCTGTAAATGGGGTAGATGTTTTACTCTATGATGATACGACTGAGCTTGTTAGGCCTTATGTGGATCCATCCACTCTAGGTACAACTGCCTCAGAGATTGCAGAATATACTAAGTATGAAGAAATTGCCAGAGCTGTTATCGATTCGGTTATTCCAGAAGGTTTTTACTACAAAAAGAAAACTTTAGAGGTTGTCGGTCTTGGAGCAGACTATATACCTTTATGGTGGGATGCAAAAAGAATCTTGTCTGTATACGAAAATAACGAATTGGTTACAGACCGAACCTATGAAATAACCAGAGACAAAACAGCTATCACAGAGGTTGCTGCAGACAGGGTTAATAGAAACGAACAGGCTCCTCTAATTTTGCCAGCTGCTGGCTCAGACCTTGTAGACGCCAACCTGCCGCCTCTACGAGGTTTTCCTAACGGATATGACTATAAGTTTGTGTTAGAGGTGGGATATCCTACAGTGCCCTCAGACATCGTTAGAGCAGCAACTCTGCTGATTGATGACATCAAGTGTGGCAGAAATGACTACTACCAAAGATATATTTCTGCATACAACACAGACCAGTTTAGACTACAGTTTGACAGCAGGGTATTTGAGGGAACAGGAAATATCATAGTAGACAAGATACTTTCAAAGTATGCTAAGTCTATTACTAGACTTGGAGTCTTATAATGGCTACCTGCGAGAATACGTCAATTATCTTTCCAATGCTTGCAGACATTTACTACCCAGTCGTTGATCAAGGTCCATATGGAAATGTCAAGAAAAACTGGATGCATGACAGAACAATCGCTTGTAATTTTAATTCTGCTGGCACTGCCTGGAAAGAAGATATTAAGCCAAATGCTAATATTACCCAGGATAGCGTAATGCTGGGTAGGGTTAGAACAGACATTAGATTTTCAAATGAAGACGTTCAAAACTCAATAACAAATATTATTGTTACTAACATAAAAGACAAGCATCTTAATGAAATTTATGTAGAAACATCAGGCCCAAGAGCTGGAAAGTCCACCTTGTTTGAAGTAGCTACTGTAGAGCCTTTCGTAGGACCTTTTGGATCAGTAGAGTATTACAAGGTAATTGTCCGCAGATCAGAAAATCAGGCGGCAGACCTATGAGAATTAAGTTTGATGGAAGACAGTTTAATAAAGACATGAAAAATATGATGGATTATTCTGTGGGATTTTTAGACGGCATCCAGCTAGGAAAGCAAGACTTGATGAACTCTATTGGATTTAAGACTATAGAGGTATTAAAGAGTTATATAGATTCTAATGCTAAGGTAAATCCATCAATCTTACATCACGTGTATGAGTGGGATAAGACTGGAAGCCCAAATGCTAGACTTTATGATATAACACATACAGTAAGCAATCTAGGAATTTCTTTTATTCCGTCATTTAGGCAATCAAGCACAATTCAAAATGGATCTAACACTCCATTCTACGACAAGGCAAGAATCATGGAGAATGGTTTAGCTGTTACAATTGTTCCAAAACAGGCACAAGCTTTAAGCTTTATGGATAATGGGGAAGAAGTTTTTACTAAGTCTCCAGTCACTGTTCAAAATCCTGGTGGAAATACCCAAGGAAAATTCGAACAAGTTTTTGATAACTTCTTTAACAAGTATTTTACTCAAGCCTTTTTAAGAGCCAGCGGAATCGGTGCTTACCTAGAAAACCCAGTTTCTTACAAAAAGAATTTGTCTAAAGGCAAAAGAGTTGGAAAGCCTGGCGGAGTATCTACTGGATATCGCTGGGTAGCAAATGCGGGGGTAGCAAAGATTGTCTAACGATTCATTACTAAATACACCAGTTTTATGGATAAACAAGTATCTGCAAAGCAAGATTCTAGATAGCACTAGTCTAGATACTCCATTTTTCCCTACCTTGCCTTCTACGATCAACGATTTAAATTCTTACTTCCCTACTGGTGGAACGATGGCCACATGGGACAGATTAATCAAGATGAATAAGAGGAGTTTTCCACACATTAAGTGCGAGCAGATTATGTACTATTTTTATGCAAATGGCGAGAATCCTATTGAAAAAATGGTTCAAATCCAAGAGCAGGTTCTTAGGCTCATGGACCGTGGAGACGAGACCGCCCAGGAAGTAAACAACTGGGCAGCTAATAGGCAGATAAACCTAGGTGGGGCAGCAAACATTGATAGCAGTGGAAACGTTGTAAACCCAGAATTGCTTGTAGATAACATGTTTTACTTTCATGATTTTAAGGTTTATCAGCTAGAAGAATCTAGGGATATCATAGACTTTGGAACCGCCAGAACCTATGGTGGTAACAAGATTATCATTGATTATGACTACCACCAAATGCCAAGTATGACGAATTATGACTGGACTCCAGAAAGAATTTTGCCAGTAAAACAAATTATTTAAATAAGCTGATATACTTAAGCTTGAGGAAACACGCCTATTATCTATAAAAAGAAGAGGTGACTTAAATGGCATATACAAGAGGTACAAGCACTAACATTATCGTTGGTGCAGCCGCATTGTTTACATACAATGACGGAGAACTCGCAGATACAGATCTTCCAGCTTATGAAGTTGAAGGAGCTGTCGGAAACGCAACAGGAACATACCGTGAGACCCTATCAAAGAACGACAGCGGTTTTGAGAACGTTGGTTACACAATGAACGGTCTTGAGATTCAGTTCCAGCCAGATTTTGGTGAGGTACAGGTTGATCAGGTTCTTGACGTTGCAAAGCTATACAAGCAGGGTATGCAGGTTAACCTGAACACTGCTTTTGCTGAGGCAACACTAGAGAACTTGCTGTTCTCACTAGCTGGTAGAGATGATGATCTAACCGTTAGTGCAGGAGCAACAGGAATCAAAGCTGGATCTAAGACACTAAACATGTCTGCTGGTGACATTGGAGAATGTCCAGTAGAGCGTGGCCTAGTGGCTGTTGGTCCAGGTACAGGTGACTGTGACCCAGACGAGCAGGTTGAGCG